GCGGTCCGTGCTGCACTGGATCGTGTGAGCGGCACATACAACGGCGTGCACGTTGAAAGCATCCAGTTCAATGACGTTGACGTGAACATTGAATACGATCCACGCCGATACAGTCAGGTGCTGACGTTCACCTTTCGCATCAAGCGCGACGATGTGACCATTGCCTTGGGTACGCCAGTGACGGGTGCGGTGCTTGGCGACCTGAGCGACGTGGATGTGACTGGAGTCACCAATGGCCAGTTGATTGCATACAACAGCACGACCGGCAACTGGGAAGCTGCGAACGATGCAGGCGGCGCTAATGAACTGAGCGACCTGAGCGACGCAAGTGTAAGCCTACCAAGCGACGGCGAGGTATTGATTTACAGCGGCGGCGAGTTCGTCAATGACAACATAGCCATCAGCAACGTCACAGGTTTACAGGCGGCACTAGATGCAGCGCCTGACAATTTGCGCGAGCTTACCGATGTGACGATAAGCGGCCTTGCTGACAACGACTATCTCCAGTACAATTCCGCCACGGGCGTATGGGAAAACAGCAGCTTGATTGTAGGCCGTAACGGTGAACAATACACAGGCAACTACGACAGCGAAGCGGAAACGCTGCTGGACGGCGCGACTGAAACGGTGGAACTGTACTATACGGCACAGGCTGACGGCGACGGTTTGCACGAAGACGCGCAGACGGACACGGCGCAAAGCGGCTACGACATCCGCCGAAAGCTGTACTATGCAGAGAAGGCGCAGGCCGATCCGAACACCAGCGGCGATTGGACGCAGTTTACAGCCATCGCCGATAACACTACGTTCGCAAATGCAAAGACGGCTTTGCTTGCTTACCTGAAAGAACGCACGGGCGGCACTGTACCGATTAGCCTCAAAATGACGTGGGAAGAGGTAGCACAAGCGCCCGCGTTTACGGGTCTCTTAAATGAGAGCTACGGAAGCGGAGCGGAGGCGGCGTATTCCACGCGGCGATTGAACGGCAACGTAACCGAATGCATGGTTATCCGCAGGGCTTCGGATTCGACGACTACTACCATAGGCTTCGACGGTTCAGGCAACATCGACGAGAGCGCGATAGAAACGTTCTGCACGGGTACGACGTGTACCGTGGTAACGTGGAAAGACCAAAGCGGAAACGGGAACGACGCGACGGCACCGAGTACTGGAGAAGAGCCAACGATTTACACGGGTGGTGCGTTGGTAAAGGAGAACGGAAAGGTAGCGTTGGACTTTGACGGTAGTAATTCTAATTTTGATAATAGCACCGTAACGCTCACAAGTAACGATACCCTGATAAGTGTTATATCTAAAGTCAACACCGCTTCAACATCGGTAAATATTTTTGACAGTAGCGAGAGTAATAAATTTTTCTTGCAAATTAACAGCTCAACAAACTTTGTTTTTCAAAATGACACAAGTAATATTAATTTGAATCATGATAATGATGGAATAAGGTATTTATCATCTCTTGATTTTAACGGTTCAACTTTAAAAAGCTATTTCAACGGACAAAACACCCAAACCGCGACCGTTTCAAATCAATCTCGTGCAGGCTTAAGAATTGGTAAACATCGCGTAAGCGCAACAGGTTGGATTGACGGCACAATGCAAGAGTTGATTTATTGGAATCAGAACAAAAATGCAAGCCTTACCTCCATCGAATCCAACATAGGCGACTACTTCACCCAAAACACGCCACTGCTCGACACGTACAGCGGGGCTGCGGCTGCTTATTCCTTGCGGCTTTTGGACTCGACGTATACAGGGGCTTTGATAAACGTATGGAACGGCACAAGCTACGCTGACATCTATCCCAATGTTTTTGGAGAGCTTGACACGGTAGCCTTGGCTGCCCACTGTGGGTCAAACGATGGGTTCATTCGTTACTGGTACGACCAGTCATCTAACGGAAATACGGCGGCGCAAACGACTACGGCGAATATGCCGAAGATTTACGACGGGACTACGGGCGTAGTGACGGAGAACGGGAAGCCAGCGGTGGATGTGGATGGCGTGAACGATTCATTGGTTGCTGGCTCGGTGTCCTTAAACTCCTATTGCTCTTGGTTTTATGTAGCTAAACCTGACGCTACAGGTAGTTTTATTTTTGAGCATTCAGCAAACAGCGACCCAAATAACGGCGGTTACAATCATTTAGGTATTAACAACACCGCAGAGATATATCGCAGTCCGTTAGCAGCTACGCAAAATGCAACGGCGGGCGCAGGTTATGCAGGCACTTCTCAAACTTTAATAAATTGGAACTATAGCGGAAGTTGGACGGCATACAAAGACGGCGCAACATTAGCAATAAACGCGGGTCAAGGCAATAGTGGCGATGTAGGTAATTCTTCAGCAACTGACGAACTTAATCTGTTTAGCCGTAATGAAAGCAGCCTTTTCTTCAACGGAAAGTTTCAGGAAATTATATTTTACAATACCGACCAAGACAACGCAGGCAACCGCACGAACATCGAGGACAACATAAACACCTTCTACAACATCTATTCGTAATGGCGCAATACATCATAGTTCTACCAACCGCCACGCAGACAAGCGAACGAAGAGCGTACCAAATCACGCGAGAACTCTACAACATCTCGCGGCCCGTACTCATTCAGGCAGAAGGCGAAGCGGCTTCAACCGTGTTCGGTATCGTAGTCCACCCCGACGGCGTACAGAACGCGCTGCAAGTGGATACGGATTACCTCATCCACGTACACGAAGCGGCGACGCTTGAGAAGTTGGTCGCTTGTTTTCCTGAGCTGACCAACGACGAGCGGTTTGAGTTGAGCGCATACGTGCAGACGAATCACAGCTTTCCGTTCGAGCACATCATACCAAGCACGACGACGGTGCGGGATCATGATTACATGGTCCAGAACGGTTGGTTTGAAATTGACGATATTTGAGCATGGAACAGATAACGGCGGCGATGATATTCGAGTTCATCGCGTTGCTGGGTGGAGGCATCGCAGCATGGACAAAGATTAACCAAGAGGTCACGGTGCTGAAGTCGCGCATCATCAACCTTGAGAAACGCGAGAACGACATGGCCAAGAAGCTGGACACGCTGCTGGAGGCCGTCAATGAATTGAAGATACTGCTGGCTAAAAAAGGCATTTGATGCAGTCAATGATTTTGCCGTAAATTGCAGCCATGAAGGTTACAATCATGAAGGCGTGCAAGCTGCGCGGTAACAACTGGAAGAAGGGCGCCACGCCAAGCGTGACGTCAGAGTTTGCTGCAGAGCTAAAAGAAAAAGGCTACCTTGACGCGCCAAAGAAAAAGACCGACGACGAATCTATAGAATCAGAATAAAATGGCCATTTTCAACGGAACAAATTTAGGCGTGTACATCGGTGGCACGCTCGTAGCAGCCGCCACGGACTGCTCGCTGTCTCTTAACATGGAGACCATCGACATCACTACGAAGGACTCAGCGGGATACCGTGAGCTGCTCGGCGGCTTGCGCTCTGGATCCATCAGCTGCAGCGGTTTGATTGACTATCAAGACGCCTCGAACAAAGACGTTACCGACCTGTATGACGCATGGGAAGGTCGCACTGAGTTGACGCTGAAGTTCAGCAGCGAAATCTCTGGAGACGAAAGCTACAGCGCCAGCGGTTTCTTGACCAGCTTGGAGCAGTCAGGCGGCACTGAGGACACAGCTACTTATAGCGCTACCTTCGAACTGACTGGAGAAGTAACTGAGGCAACTATCGTATGATAGAAATCAACGGCAATGAATACCCTGTGCGCTACTCGATGAAGGCGCTCAAGAAGTTCGAACGCAAGGCGAAGGTCAACGTGTTTAGCTTGTCAGATCCGTCGAAGCTCTCAGCCGATGCCTGCGCTTTCCTTTGCTTTGTGGGCGTAGAGTGCGGTTGCAACTTCGAAGGCGTTGACTTCGATATGGAGCTGCAAGAGTTCGAGGAGCATATTACGCTGGCACACGTCACACAATGCTTTGACGTCCTCGGTGAATACAGCGACCAAAAAAAAGCGTAGACAAAAGCGACAAGCCTGTAGGGTGGCCTGACGTTATTCGGATGGGGATGGGTGTGCTGCACCTGTCCCCTTCTGCGTTCTGGGACATGACGTTTGGCGAGTTAAGCCTCGCGCTGGAGGCCAACCGTGAGACGGCAGAGATGCAGGAGCGCTTTGAATGGGAGCGCACCAGATGGCTGGCCACAATCTACATGCAGCCCCATCTACGGAAAGGCCGTAAATTGCGACCAAAGGATATGATGCAATTCCCTTGGGAGCGACCAAAACAAAACGCAAAGAATCTAACCAAGGAGCAACTGCTGGAAGCAATTAAAGAGCGCGACGAATGGCAAAGCTGAACGATCTCATAGTAACGATAGGCGCAACGACGCGCGACTTTGACAAGGCGCTTGGCAAGTCTATGCGCAAAATGCGCACATTCGGAAAGAACACGAAGCAGCTTGGTAAGAATATGACGATGGGGCTGACGGCACCTATCGCAGCT